TTCGGCGGCGGTAAAGTTTTCTACCAGCGTTCGCATTTCGTCAAGGCTGATGAAGTAATAATCATCACCTGATCCGTCGCGCCTTTTGGTACGGATAGCAACTTCCGTTCCGTTCTCGCTGTTTCCGAAGCTGATGATTACATCACCCTCGAAACTCTCCAACAATAACTTACTCATACTGCTCCCTTCATAGGTGTTTGGTACAGAGTACACGACCCAGAGAGCCGATGCAAGTCATGTTTGAATTTCACCGTTTTCGGTATGTTTCTGCCATTTAATAAGGTTCCGGGTGTAAAGCGGAGCGTAGAACACGCTTGCCATAATAAAGCCGTATTGGTGGCTCACAATTGAATACACGCCCCACAGAATGGTGTTGACCAGTAGGATGCCCCAGCCCCACCACCGTTTGCGGCCAACAACAAATGCGCCAAACAGTCCGACGCTCTCCAGCGCCCACGACCAGTATTGGTTCATCTATTACAAGACCAACGGTTTTGGCTGGTTCAGCGCCCACTTGACTCGTGCTTCGATGATGGGGAAGTAGTCCTCGGTCATCTCGCATCCAATCCACTCAAAGCCTTCCAAGATGGCGGCAACTGCGGTGGAGCCCGAACCAAGAAATGGATCAAGGACTGTTCCGCTTGGAGGTGTCACCAACTTGACTAGGTAGCGCATTAGGGCTAGGGGCTTGACGGTGGGGTGGAAGTTCTGCGCTGGTTTGGTGCTGAACTTGTCCTCTACGCTTCCCTCTGCATTGCCAGCAGGCTCATCACTCTGACCGTTGAATACCTTGCCCCGTTCCGGCAGTCCTTCCAGCCCAGCGTTCCGTTCTGACTTAGATGCCTTAGCGCAGTAGAAGAAACGTGACCACTCTTCCTCTAGGCCGTCATGGATTACGTTGGCAGGCCAGCGACCCGTGACTTCACTTTCACCAAGTTTTGCTATTGGTGCGCCGTTCCCAAACTGGTTGCCGTGTTGGTTGCTGAAGTCATTGATGTTGTTTTTTCGGACTTCAGTTCCCACCCTTGACCCGTCAATGTTCAGCGCACCCGTTCCATACGTCAGGACGTTGTTCGCCACCGTTCCGATGATGGGCTTGCGAGCGACCACGATTGGTTCGTGTGCTGGTTTGAGTGCCGTTCCCCAGCCTTGCCATTGTTGAGCCTCAGGAGAGTTTGGTTCTGTAATGTCGAACTCATGAGGATTGTTGGTCTTATTCCAATCCGATGACTGTCCTAGCGCAGTTTTGCCTGCCCTACCCTTGCCAACTATTTTTAGAGTTCCAGCCTTCTTATCTATGGCCTTGCTCACGTCCAACGATTTCGGGAAGCCCGAACCGTAGAGCCACATGATTTGGTCACGGATCTCAAAGCCGGAATCCTCAATGGCTACGACCATTCGGTGATAGGTGCGAGAGCCGGAGAAGGCGAGCAGGTGTCCACCTGGCTTTAGTACCCGTAGGCACTCGGCCCAGAGGTCGGTTGAGTAGGCGATGCCGGAGTTGTCCCACGACTTACCCATGAAGCCGAGTTCGTAGGGTGGGTCGGTCACGATGCTGTCTACCGAGTTGTCTGGCAGGGTTTTCAGAGTGTCGAGGCAGTTGCCTTTGAGAAGCATGGAGCCACATTTGGCTGTTTGATTTATCATCGTAAGTTCGGATACTTTTTAGCAATAAAGGTTTCCAGCTCGACACCTTCGTAACGTCGGCACAAGTAGTTCAACGAAATGAACATTGGATCGTAACTTCCGTTTCTTACTTCGTGGCACACAATGATGCCGCGCCAATGGTGGTTTCCCTGTGGGCCTTTGTAATCCTCATCGTGCAAGTAACACGACCCGGCAACAAGCGCGTGTTGCGATTGGTCACTGACAAAACGCACCGTGTACATAAGTGTTTGCTGATGACCCATTGTGAACGAATGTCCGATGGTCTTGAGTCGTGATTCAGCGTTGCCACCGAAAGGACGACCATTCATAGGATTATAAAAAAAGTGTGAATACGCAATACCGTCGAGCCAGAGTATTTCTTTAAATGGAATTACGTTCCAACCACTACGCGCATAATCAAGATGATTGGTACTAACTACACCATCCATTTGAGCATCGTTTTCGATAACTCTATTTATTCTGTCCTCGTGATTTCCAAGCAGTATGTAGCGTTCTGGTTTCCAAGCCGCGTGTTTTGTCTTGCGTCTTGTCTCGTTGAGGGCTTTTAGGGGAGAGCCTAGCACAGACCAAGCTTCATTCGCAAATGCAATGTCGGCAAGGTAACGTCGGCCTTCCATAGATTTCTTTCCCTTGTCGTAGCTTGACAATGAGGGCATGTCGGCGTGATCGCCTAAGTGGATTATTTTGATGTTCTTGTCACGGAACTCGTCTACGATGTATTGCCCAATCCAACGCAAATGGTCGGTGGGTGTACCCGGTTTAGCCTGAGTGTCAGGAATAACGATGTGATGAACAACAGGAGCAAGCTTCATGGCAGACCTCCTAGGTCATGCCGAGCATAGCAGAAACTAGGCCGTAGTGAGGCTTTCTGCCAACTGCGATGGGGTCACGGTGTACAGGTCGGGCCACTTGGTAGCACTCTTGTAGCCACCGAACCACAACGCACCAGCCACCAGCCCAGAGCAAATCCACGTGTTCGCTCGACGTAGGCAAATGGCATCGGGTAGGTACATGTCAAGAGCGCAGGAAACAATGGTGAGGAAACCGTACTTGGCACCCACCTGACTTGCCATAAAGAAAAGGAACTTCTGACGATCTACACCAACCGGCAAGGACAGTATCTCGTATTTGCCACCGGGGGCAATGTCATCAAGATAGGCGTTGTCGGTGACACCCTTGGCGGTAGCCTGAATGACTTTGAGTTTGCCCTCGTCATCGTGGTACACCACCGCAGCGTGGTTCCATCCGGACTGCCTTTTCTGGGCTTTATCGTGGCGTTCGGCAAATCTGATGGCCCTCGCAATAATCCCTGAATTATGGGCAAATACAATGTCCCCATCTTGAGGTACTAAAGACACCCTAGACCCCCCTAGAATCGGCTTCTAGAGCCTCTAGACGGGCTTCTACGGACTGTTCTAAGTCAGACTTCATGTTCTTGTGGCTCCATTTGACCGCATGCTGGGTGACGTACTTGCCCACGATGCCGATAGGGAGGATACCCAGCCAGCCCATCCAGCCCAGCGCAATAAGTTGCACCCCAGAAAACGAAGCCAAAACGATAGTCACTAAATCGGATAACCCGTCCATGTTGCCAGCGAGCTTGGCTTTACCGTTGGCAATAGCGTCGGTCAGGATAGTGCCAAGAATGTCCTTGGCTACCATGCACAAACAACCGATGCCGGAGTAATACAGTACCTTGACCAACGTAATCATAGTTCCTCGACCTCTTGAAGAATGGTTTTGAGCGCAGCCAGTTCGTCTTGTTCCATAGTCAAAATCTTACGGATCACCTTGCCATCGTTTTGAGCCATGTTGAACATAGCCATACCGACCACGGACTCAATGGCAATAGCGAGCCACGAGGCCAAAAGGTTCCACCACAGCAGTACCGGGGTGTAATACGAACCGACTGCCCAGCAGGTCAAGGTTATTGCGGTAATGGTTCCAATGAACAACCAACGCCGAATGGCAAACTGAATTTTCCACGAGACATGTTCCCCCAGCCCGATTGGTTCTCCGCTGACTGGGTGCTTGTGATTACTCCGCGTCATGCGAGCCTTCGATGTAGCCTTTGACGCGGGCTAATTCGAGGTCTACACGCTGTAATGCACTTCGTAATTCTTTGGAATCTACTCGAAGTTCGGAGAGCGCACGTTCCACTCTGTCTAAACCGTCTTTCATAGACGAACCGCCGTTGTTGCGATACTGCGATTGAATAGCGTCAATCTTAAGAGACAATTCTTTTACCCCTGATTTGTCTACTGCGATGTCTGCGAGGCGGTGGGTAATCCATTGACCCACCCCCCACGTTCCAGTTATTACAGAAGCAACGCCAATAAGTACCCAAATCCAAGTGTTGGCATCATTGACGTTGAAAGACGCAAGCATTATGGGGCCGGAGTGTGAACTAAAGACTTTGCGGTGGTGTCAAAACGCAGGAAGGTCTGGGGCTTGCGACCGTCAACGGCGTGACCGTTCTGTAGCAAATGCGTAGGCTTGTTGATCCACGTGTATTCTGGGTCGCCCTGCTGTCCGTGGCTAACGGTCAAAATGTCAAGACCTTGCGCCTGAACAATAAGAGCGGTGTGCTGTCCGGGGTACGCCCCATAAACCACCACGTCACCGGGTACGGCCACGTTCGCTGAGATGTGCTGACCGTGGGTGAGAAGTGTGCCGGTGTAGCCTTCACGACCGTAGTAGGTGGCGGTGTAGGCCGAGCCGCCATTGGGGTCAAGTGCGCCACTAATCCAATAGAGCCACGTCACAAACGCCGAGCAATCCGCAAACATTGGAA